TCCTGATGCTTGTTAATAAATGTCTCCAATACAGAAGGGTCATAGTTATATTGATAATGTGTATTCTGATTACCTAATAAACTTACTCCTTCCAATTCTTTTTTGTTTCTTCCTTCCATTAAGAAGTCCTCCTTTATGTTTTAATATTTATTATAAAGGAGCAGGATGTCAGGTTATACATAACTGCTCCTTATAATTTTAATTTAGTGCTTTAATTATATCATCAATATAAGAATCTGAATATTCTATCTTTTTAGCCGAAGCACCTTTGCAATATAGTGTTATGTGTTTTCTAGCAATACCAAGATGAAATAATGCTGGTTTGCTATCAGTCTTATATAAACCAGGTGTAGATTTATATGGAATAAAATTCATACCTAAAGCATTTTCAATTTCTGATAATATTTTAGCACGGTCAAATTTAAAGGGTTCTTTAACCTCTTGCGTAGTATCAGATATAACTTCATTAGAAGTTTTAAAACTATCATCTGCTTTATCACATTTCTTCCACCATCTTTTTATTGTTGATGAAGAATAAGATAATTGCTTACCTTTTTTATCACCATTTAAAAATTCTACTGTATAAGTTTTAAATTTTTCATTAAACTCTAGTAATTTAATTAATGTTGTATTATCTTTCTTTGATATATAAGTTATCATAATATGCATACCTCCATTGTTTATGTATCTGTTATCTTTAACATATTTGTATTGTAATACATAAAAATGTATTTGTCAATAGGAATTTCAATTTTTTTTAATTTATTTCTACTTCTTCACCATACCAGTTTTTAGTAAAATCCACATCACACCTGAATGGAAGTTTAATTAAATGAGTTGGGGCTGTTCGCATTAAATAAGAAAGTCTTTCTCCTGCTTCCTTTGCATTTTCAATAGGACATTCACCTATTACCTCGTCATGGACTTGTATAAGCAGATGGAAATCAAGTTCTTTCATTCTTTCATCATTATTTATTGCTATCATTGCCAGCTTTGTTATATCCGCCGCTGAACCTTGTACTCTTGCATTTACACATTGTCTTTCTGCTTGTGATATGAATCCACCATTATCTTTAATCTTAATTCCTTGAGATAAAGCACTTTGGATTATGTCATTTTTCTTTTTCCAACCAAACGCTTTATCAAGTTGTTTGATATAACTATCTTTTACTTTCTTAGGAACTTCTGTTGATACTTCACTTCCAAAAGCTAATGGGTCAAAGTTAGTTACTTTTCCAGTATAGCTAAACTCATAAGGTTCTAACTGCATATCATGTAAATGTCTTCTTCTACCCCATGCAGTAGTAACATATCCTTCAGTTCTTGCCATTTCTTGTGAATCTCCAATAAACTTTCCGAGGGCTGGGAATGAAGCTATAACCTTATCATATATGGCTTGAGCTTCCTTAGTAGATACCCCAAGCTGTTCTGCGATTGAAGGAATCTGTCTACCATACAAAATTCCAAGGACTATGCTCTTAGCCTGACCTCTTCTTTCCTTACCTGCTGGGTTTACTGTTCCATCTTCTCTAAACTCTTTGCATTCTTCATAAGGCTTATGAAATGCAAGTGCGGCTATTGTAGAATATATATCCTTACCATTTATAAAGGCTTCCTGCATTTTCTTGTCAGCAGATAGATGAGCTGTAACCATCGGCTCCTGCTGACTAAAATCAGAACCTATAAGCACATAACCATCTTGAGCCTTGAACATTTGTCTAATATCCTTATTATGGGATGGAATATTCTGTAAATTAGGGTCTTTAGAACTAAAACGTCCTGTCTTAGCACCATACTGCTTAAACTCACCATGAACTCTTCCATCCTCAAGAGCAATCTCAGGCATTTTATCAATATATGTGCTAAGTAGTTTATCTACATTCCTCATTGCTAAAATAGTCTCACATAGATTTTTATGCTCACCTTGTGCAAAATGCTTTAAAATATCCTCTCCTGTGCCTCTAGGTGATTTTTTATCTGGACTTGTTAACCCTAAAATATCATAAAACAAAATAGCAAGCTGAGTTGGGCTTGATAATGATATAGGGTCTGATAGCTTATTATTAGGATTTTTCATTTTATAAGTATCAATTTCATTCTGATACATTGCTATTGCTTCATCAGCTTGTTTTTTTCTTTCTTCACGGATTTTATGATATTTTTCATGTAGATTTTTACAAACATCAAAATCCAAACATACACCTCTATCTTCCATATCCGCTACAACTGGTATAAGTGGCATTTCAATATTCTTGAATACATTATAAGGACCAGTTAATACTCGTCTATTAAGTAAAGTTTGCTGATACTTCATAAGTTCATACGTTTTTATAGCATCACCCGCCGCATATAAATATGCGGTTGATATTGGAATATTGTCAAATGTTACCCCCTTAAATAATGCGTCAAATGTCAAAGATTCTGTATCTTTACTATTGCAGTATTTAAGATGTAAGTCTTTCAATCTGTGACTCTCTTCTTCGTCTATACATTGGGCGGCAATCTCTGTATCCCAATAAGGCTTGAAATCAATCCCAAGTGTTTTTCTACATATTCTTATATCAAACTTTGCATTATGGAAAATCCATCTAATATCCTTATAGAAATCTTTCATAATCTTTGATACTGTCTGCTCATCTAACTGGTCTTTAGTTCTTACACCTGTTATATATGATTTATGATTGATTGGAATATATGCCGCTTTCTGTCCAGGTGTATAAATACATCCACCAACTATATCTACAAGTAACGGATTTAATCCTGTTGTCTCTGTATCTAATGCGCCTTCTCCAACTTGCTTCATTTCTTTCATATATTCATATAGTTGGTCGGGTTCTCGGATAAGAATATAATCATCCTTATGTATTGCTAATTTCTGATTGGCAATAGCAACTATAGATTGTACTTGAGCGGCTAGATTATTTCCGCCGCTCCTAATACTTGTTCTATTTGTTACAGTTTTAGATTTCTTGATTATATTCTTATCATTGCTTTTTGGTCTTGCAAATGATAATGCCATATAATTTCTCCTCTAGTTTTTTATACAAAAATTTTCCCACTTCTTATAAGCGTCAACATATGTTTCGTTTTTATCTCCATTATAAGTAATTTCATAATACATGCCATCAGAAACCGTTGTGCTAACAAGTGCTTTATTATTCTGTAAAATCTTACAACTCCAAACTACAAAGACATCATTCTTTGTGATTTCTGACCTTTTCCCATCGGACTTATCGTGATGTTTGTTAAAGTAATCAACTACAATGTCCTTGCTAAATTTAAAAATGTATCATTTCCCATTTTACATACCTGCCCTTCTGCTTGTTGCTCTACTTGCACCTCTTCTTGATGGAAGTGGTTCAGTGTTTCTGCGTCTTACCTGTGTATTATCTTCCTGATTGCTGTCTGTATTATCTGTATCTGGAAAACTTCCTGTATCAAGATACTCCTGCATTTCATCAGCCGATTTATCCATAATATAACCACCTAAAAACTCAGGCTTTTCATACTGTGATACATCAATAGGCTCTTCAGGTGATAACTGTATATCATAAGTTGTTTTCTTATCTCCTTTTTTACCATTTCTTATAATGTCTACTGGTCGCTCTGTCATATCTCCCCAACGATTTATAAAATTCTTAATCTTTGGAATAAATGTCTTTCCACGATTCCAAATCTTAATCTTTCCGTCCTGCTGGTCAACCATTGATAACATCATAATGACTTTTGTTTTAAGTCCTGCTTGACAGAATGGACATACATCTAAGGGGTCATCATAATTTCTTAGGCAAGAAACTGGTCTTGTCTTAGGATTTCCATTATCATATTTTCCAACCTCAACCTCGTGACAGTTGAATATATCAACATCATCCATATCATGTACAAGTAATTGAACTGTAGCACAATCTCCATCATTTTCGAGCTTTAGAAACTCAGTGTCTAAACTGTTTCCATACTTGTCTACTTCGTCATAGTTAATTCTTCCCATACTTCTTTTTTCCTTTCTTATTGGTGTTAGTTGTTTTAGTTTTTGAATAACCAACCCCAGATTATTCACTGTAGCCCTTAACGCAATTATCTACATTCCAATATAAATAGAGTTTTATATCGAAAAACACCTTGCACTCTTAAACGTCCTTTATCTTGGATTTAAAAGGTCAGTAAGAAAAGAATAAAAAATTTGACCTATATGGAATAGTAGGAATCGAACCTACGCCTTGTCAGCTGATACACGCACTTGCCATTTATACTATATTCCATTTTGACAGTATTCCCAGCTTTATTTCTGTCTTATCCCAATCAACGCATTTAATATATCCGGTGCTTTTTACAACTTTTGTCTGCCAGGATATAACAGCCCTTGTTGGATTTGAACCAACGGATGCGAGAATCAAACTCTCGTGCCTTACCGCTTGGCGAAAGGGCTATATTAGTGTTTTATGTGTTATCGCTTCACATTATTTTTTATGCAACTTTTTCAAAATGTCTTTTTGCTTGCTCTAATGTCTTAAAACTTCTTGCGAATGAATTATATGGTGCATTATGTGAATCTCTTGTAAGAACTGTATAATTTCCATTAGGTTTTCCACACAATACTGTTTCTTCCCCATTTACATTTGCAGTTGCTTCAATTACTTTTAATTCCATTCCTTTAAAATTTATCATATCAATTACCTCCTTCTATGTATTTTGTTTTTTATGTATTTCTTATTTACAAGTATATTGTAATACATAAAAAGATATTTGTCAACAGTTTTTTAAAAAATAATTTTGCAATTTAAAAATTCTTCTTGCAAGTCATTTATATTCTACCCAAACTATAACCGTCAATTATATATTTATCTAATTCATATTTCATAATTCGCTTTGTTTCTTTATCTTTATGCACCCATATTCTTCCTAATGCTTGTACTCTTATTTTATTCTTTTGTTCAGTGGTTAGATGTTTACCATTCATAGTTCCAATTTTTCCATATCTAGGATTATTTTTCCCAGCTAATTTACCTTTCATAGAATTTGAAAATTTATCAGCTCTACTACCATAATTAACATTATACTTCCTATCACACCATTCAAGATTATCAACATGATTATTATGCTTGTTTTCGTCAATATGATTTATTTCAGAATAATTATTATCATTGTGTATAAAAGCATTAGCTACAAGTCTATGCACAAAATAATTTTTATATTTTCCACTATTACATAATCTTACAGTTAAATAACCTCTATTATTTAACTGAGATAACACTATACCCTTCACAAACAATGTATTTTCATTCCTTAAAACATATCTGTCTAACGATTTAACCCTTCCGAAATTACTAACCTGATATAGTCCTTCATAACCTTCAATATCTTTCCAAATTTCTTGCATATTATTTCTCCTTAAAATGTTATCTTAATATTTTCAAATTCATTGTAAGTGCATTCGTTTATATCCTTTCTATTTGATGGTAATATTATTTCTTTTATAATTTTATTAGTTATATATTTTTTAAGTCTTATTCTAGCTTTGATACCAGCAGAATCATTATCTGTCGCTAGTATAAATGTTCTATTAGGCATATTATTTAATTGACTAAACTGTAAATCATTTCCAAGACCATTAAGAGCTACAGCATATTTATCACAATGAGTCCATATAGTTATTGCGTCAATCATAGATTCACAAATATATATTTCTTTTGGAAATTCATCTAATTGGTATAACTCGTATAAACCATATAAAGGTTTTTCCACTCCTTGCGGGTAACTAAAGAATTTTGTATTTACACTTCGTCTGGCAATGAATAAACAATTACCATTTTTATCTCTTATAGGAAATGTGATACACTCGGTTTCTTTATCATAACCAACATCAAAAATCTCAATAACTCTATCATCCATTTTTCTTTCATACATATAAGGATGAATATATCTATATTTGTCTAATTCTTCTTCTGTGATAAAATGTCTATCACTTTGAATGCCACTAACTCTATTACTACTGTCATTGAAAGTATTCCTATTATTGCCAGTATTTCTTCCATTAAATCCCTCCATTATATTTGGTCTTGTTTCAATTTCTAGTGTATTAAATCTTTTTATTAACCATCTTTTTCCAAACTTTCCTTCATCTTGATACCCATATAATTCGGATATCATTTCTTCTATTGTACCAGCCCAGCCACATGAGAAACAATGACATTTATCAATCTCACCATTTACACCAAAAGATGGTTTTCGTTCTTGTCCATTCTTATGAAAAGGACAATTCGTTTGAACATTTTCTCCGTTGTTTCTGAAAATATGAAATCTATCCACTCCATGCTGTACAAGGTCAAATTTAAGCATATCTAATATTGATTGAGTATCAGATTGGATAATTGTATCTTGTAGTTTTATCAAAAACCCTCACCTCTTTCACATCTTTATGTCTGTCCAATCAAATTCTTCTCCACATTTGTAACATTTTTTAGGTTTATTCTGTGTAGGATTTATCAATGGAAAATGAATTACTTCTTTACATTTTGGACAACCCAAATAAAAATCTCCCATGAAATCATCCTGTATCATTATAGGTTTTTGCATCTAATATTCCTCCTCTTCTTTATCGTGATATCTGCGCCTTAAATCCTCACTTTTTTCTGCATCTTCTTTTCCTTTTTCAGGATTAGGGATATAGTCAAAAGTACCTCTATCTGTATCCCAAGCATACACCCATTTAATTCCTACTTTTGAATTTCTTGCTTTTACATTCTGTATTTGCAAACCTTCTTCTTTTTGTTGAATTGAAAGAACAATTGAAGCGTTATAAGCTATTCCATCTGAATCTCTTATATTTTCGAGTTGTAAATCTTCATTTATTGTTCCTTCTCTGTTTGACTGCACAACAACTAAAACTGGTATTTTTAAATCAATACTTAACTGCATTAAATCTTCAGATATGTTTGTTAATTGTGTGGTCTTGTTATCTCCCCTTTTTCCTCGTTCATCCTGCAAATAAGATATACCATCTATAGCAAGTATATCTAACTTGTTACTTTCACACCAACTTTTTAACTTTGAGACAGTAACCTTTTTCTGAAAATCTCGTGGATGAGCAACATAGAACGGAGTTTTATCGTCAGCTAATTTATTTATATATTTCTCATAACCCTGTACATCTTCGCCTTTATATAATGCTTTAGATGATATATGTTGATGTACTGTATCAAATCTATATCCTGTTTTATTTGCAGACATCTCAGGTTCTAAAAGTCCTACTTTTGCATGGTATACTTTCCATGCGTGTTCTAGCATTTTTATAAGCACCCACGATTTACCTTGCCCGGTTCTTGCAAATAAAATTACAAGTTCCTCACCTTTATGCCATCCACCCAAATCATTGTCTATCTCTTCAAATCCGCTCGCTATAAAGTGTGTATCTTGATTGTCTTTTGTTTCTTTCCACTCTTCAAGTCTTTCTTTTGCTTGTGAGATAATATCAGTTCCTTTTACTGCCCCAGCAATCTTCAATTCAGGTATTTTTGCTTTCAGATAATCTACTGCCTCATAAGCATCTGTCTGTAATAGTTCCGCCATCTTTGTAAGCACTGGAACCGACTGAGAATACAAGTATTCTTCTCTAAATGTATTTACAAGATATTCTGTGCTTTCTGATACATTGACCACATCAAAATCCTGAAACTTTGCTATAAATGTTTCTAAATCTGGAACATTTCCATATTCTTGCTTGTGTTCCATAATGTAGTCATATTCTTCTTGATACTGATTGAAATAATCTCTTGTTATATCGTTTAAATCTAAAAGAGATGTATCTTTGTCTTTCAGCACTTTATTTATTATTTGCAATTCTACCATTAACGTACACCTCTTTTATCTTCCTCAATAAATTTGATAGCAGTAGAGCAATTATAT